ATTACAACGACTCTTTAGTTAAAGAACATCACGTCACAAGGGGAGGCTTCCATTGGAAGGGTGGAGTTAAGGATAGCGAGGTTGTATTTACTCCTGACAAAAGAGGTAGGTTTAACGTAAGTTGGACACCTAATAAAAACCTTCAGAATAGGGTGATTTCAAGGAACGGGACTAAGTATCCCGGCAATGATCATATAGGTGCATTCGGGTGTGACTCTTATGATATATCAGGCACAGTAGGTGGTGGCGGATCTAATGGGGCGCTACACGGTGTTACTATGTTTAATATGGATGACGCCCCGAGTAATGAGTTCTTTTTAGAATACGTAGCTCGACCCCAAACAGCAGAGATTTTTTTCGAGGACGTTTTGATGGCTTGTGTGTTTTACGGTATGCCATTACTTTGTGAGAACAATAAGCCTAGACTTTTATACCACTTTAAAAACAGGGGGTATAGGGGGTTCTCTATGAATAGACCTGACAAGACCTACAATAAGCTGTCTAAGACAGAGAAAGAGCTAGGTGGGATACCTAACAGTAGTGAAGATGTTAAGCAGGCTCACGCATCCGCAATTGAGTCATACATAGAGAAAAATATAGGTTTTGACACATTGGGCACGTATAGAGATCCAGACGAGATGGGTACTATGCCGTTTAATGCCACACTTGAGGATTGGTCAAAGTTCGATATAAGCAATAGAACTAAGTTTGACGCTTCAATAAGTTCGGGGTTAGCAATTATGGCTACCCAAAAGCATTTGTACGTAGCTGAGAAAAAGCAATCAAAAATAAAGATTAACTTTGCAAGATACAACAACAAGGGAAATACAAGCGAGATTATTAGATGAACGATGTTAAAGTAAACATATCATCTACAGGCTTTCCGAGTCAATTTGTTTCTGATGCAGAAAAAGCAACAGATGCGTTTGGGTTACAAATTGGACAAGCTATTCAGTACGAATGGTTCAAAAAGGATTCGGCACAATGTAGATTTTACAGTCAATGGGGGGAGTTCCACAGGTTAAGATTATACGCTAGGGGCGAACAGTCTGTTGGCAAATATAAGAACGAGTTAGCTGTTGATGGTGATCTAAGTTACTTAAACTTGGATTGGACGCCTGTGCCTATACTGCCTAAGTTTGTAGACATTGTTGTTAACGGTATGTCTGACAGGTTGTTTAAGGTTAAGGCTTATTCTCAGGATGCTATGTCTCAATCAAAGAGAAGCAAGTTCCAAGAGATGATTGAAGGGCAAATGCTTAACAAGCCATTGCTAGAAAAGATAGAGCAGAATACAGGTGTCAATGCTTTTACAGTAGACCCTGATACTTTACCTCAGTCAGATGAGGAGCTGGCGTTGTATATGCAGCTTAATTTTAAGCCTGCTATTGAGATAGCTGAAGAGACGGCTATCAACACAATGTTTGATGAGAACAGGTACGATGACATTAGAAAAAGAATTGACTATGACTTAACGGTACTAGGTATAGGTGTTGCGAAACACGAGTTTTTACCGGGATCAGGAGTTAAGGTAGATTACGTAGACCCTGCTAACATTGTATACAGTTATACGGAAGATCCTAACTTTAGAGATTGCTTTTATTGGGGAGAGATAAAAACAGTTCCAATAATAGAGCTTAAGAAGATTGATCCAACTTTAACGAACGTAGATTTAGAAGAGATATCTAAAAGCGGGCAGTCTTGGTACGACTACTATAACGTAGCTCAGTATTATGACAACGATATATTCTACAGAGATACCACTACTTTAATGTATTTCAATTACAAGACAACTAAGAAGATTGTCTATAAGAAGAAACTTAAAGAAAGCGGTGCTATTTCTATGGTAGAGAAAGATGATAGTTTCAACCCACCTGAAGAGATGATGGAAGAGGGGTCATTTGAAAAGATAGAAAAGACCATTGATGTTTGGTACAATGGCGTGATGGTTATGGGGACTAATATAATCCTCAAGTGGGAGATGGCTGAGAATATGGTTAGACCAAAGTCAGCTAGTCAGCACGCACTCCCTAATTACGTAGCAACAGCACCAAGAATGTATAAAGGTAATGTAGAGTCATTGGTTAGACGGATGATTCCTTTTGCCGATCTACTTCAAATAACTCACCTTAAACTACAGCAAGTTATATCTAAAGTTGTTCCTGATGGCGTGTTTATAGATGCAGATGGACTAAATGAAGTTGACTTAGGTAACGGTGCGGCTTACAATCCTGAAGATGCATTAAGATTGTACTTCCAAACAGGTAGTGTAATTGGTAGAAGCTATACGGGAGATGGTGAGTTTAATAATGCTAGAGTCCCAATACAGCAGTTAACTTCTAACTCAGGTGCTTCTAAAGCACAGATGCTTATAAGTAACTATAACCATTATCTAAACCAAATAAGAAACGTAACGGGTCTTAATGAAGCTAGAGATGGGAGTTCTCCTGATCCTGATTCATTGGTTGGGCTACAGAAATTAGCAGCAGCTAACTCAAACACAGCCACTAGACATATACTAGACGGAAGCCTATATATGTACAAGACTATAGCTGAAGGTTTATCTTACCGTGTTGCAGACGTATTACAGTATGCTGACTTTAAGGATGAGTTTATAAATAAAATCGGCAAATATAATGTATCTATATTAGATGATATAAATGATTTATATATCTATGACTTTGGTATATTTATTGAAATATCCCCTGACGAAGAGCAGAAGTCAATGCTTGAGCAAAATATTCAAATGGCGTTATCTAAGGGTGACATAAACCTTGAAGATGCTATTGATATTCGTGAGATTAGAAACATTAAGTTAGCTAACCAACTACTTAAAGTTAAGCGTAAGGCCAAGCAGGAGAGAGAAGAAAAAATGGCTGCTACGAGTCAGGCTATACAAGCACAGCAGCAGATGCAATCTCAACAATTAGCTGCACAATCTGCTATGCAGAAGATCCAAGCAGAGTCTCAAGCTAAGATGCAGCTTAAGCAAGCTGAGACTGCATTTGAAATCGAGAAGATGAAAAACGAGGTAATTTTCAAGGAGCGGCTTATGGATAAAGAGTTCCAAATGAATATGCAACTTCGTGGTATGGAAGCGCAACAACTTCAAGGTAGAGAAGATCAAAGAGAAAAAGCTAAGTCAAGTAGAATTAGCCAACAAAACTCTGAGCAATCAAAACTAATAAATCAAAGAAAGAATAATTTACCACCTATGAATTTTGAATCTAACGAGGATAGTCTAGATGGGTTCGACCTAGCGGAATTTAGCCCTAGATAAAACATAATTATTTTTTGTTTAATTTTGCATAAAATCAAATCAAATGGAAATTAAAGTAAAAGAGGTAGGTGTTGTTGAGGAAAAGTCTGTACAGCAAGTTGAACAGGAATTACTCGAAAAGCACGAAGAAAAGTTAAATGAAGAGGTAGCGAGTGAGGTTGCCCCTGAAGAAACTGAAAGTGTAGAACCTGAAGTGGAGCTTCAAAAAGAAGATTTAACTGAGGAGAGTGTTCTTTCATTTATTAAGAATAGGTACGGTAGAGATATAAGTTCTCTAGATGAGCTAACAGCAGCGAAGGAATCTGAAAAGATGCCTGAAGATGTTGCGGCTTATTATAAGTACAAAAAAGAAACAGGGCGTGGATTCGATGATTTTGCAAAATTGCAAGTTAATTACGATGAAATGGATACTGATAAATTGCTAAGAGATTATCTTATGGCAACTGAAGATGGATTAGATCCCGAAGACATCGAAATGCTTATGGAGGACTATTCCTTCGATGAGGATTTAGATGACGATTCAGACATAAAGAAAATCAAAATAGCACGAAAAAAGACTATTGCTAAAGCTAAAAGCTATTTCAATGATCAGAAGGAAAAGTACAGAGTTCCCCTTGAGTCAAGCCGGGATTCTATTTCTGAAAGTGATGCGAAAGACCTTGAGGCATATAAACAATATATAGAGTCAGCAAAGACTTACGAGGAAGAAATAAACAGAAAGCGTGATTGGTTTAATAAGAAAACTGATGGCGTATTCGGAAGTGAGTTCAAAGGTTTTGAGTTCACGCTTGACGATAAGAAAGTTACTTTTTCCCCGGGCGATGCAACTGAACTAAAAAAGATTCAATCTGACCCTCAGAACTTTATAGGAAAGTTTTTGAATGACGATGGGCTTATCGAAGATGCAGTTGGATACCACAAGGCTTTGTCTATTGCAATGAATCCTGAAAAGTTTGCCAAGTTCTTTTACGAACAAGGTAAAGCAGAAGCTACGGATGATGTCATACGTAAGACGAAAAATATTAATATGTCTGAGCGTAAAACACCTGAAGTAACTTCTAAAGGAGGGATGCAAATTAAATCTCTCGGCAACGACTCGGGTAGAGGTTTAAAAATTAGAAGTAAAAAATAAGTTAAAAAATTAAAAAAGAAAAATTATGCCAGGAAGTGTTTTAACACCACCACAAGGACCGGGGTTTGATTTGCAGCCAAGTGCACAGCAAATACCAGCCGCAACAAATTATATTACCAACTTTGATTTCTTGAATCAGTATCTACCTGATACTTACGAGAAAGAATTTGAAAGATATGGTAATCGTACAATCTCCTCATTCCTTAGAATGGTAGGAGCAGAAATGCCTTCTAACTCTGACCTTATCAAATGGGCTGAGCAAGGAAGACTTCACACTAAATATGTAAACTGTACTTCAGCAGCTACTTATTCGCCACCAGCGACAGTAGCTTATGTAGGTACGGCTACATTTACTATTAATGATACATTAGTTCCTAACCGTGCTACTACTATAGGAACAGCAGGTCAAATTGCTATTCGAAAGGGTCAAACTATTATGGTTAGCTCCAAAACAATTACAGCTGGTGAAGCTACTACTAACAAAGCTATTGTAACAGCAGTTGGTACGGCTGATAATTTAGCAGCAGATGATGAAATTAGTGTAGCGTTTTACGATGCACAAGGTTTTGCTAATGGCGATGCAGCTAATGTTTTTGAAATATTCGTTTATGGTTCTGAATTTAAAAAAGGGACTAATGGTATGGATGGTTCTTTAGAAGCTGATGATGAAATCTTCGAAACTTCTCCAATTATCCTTAAAGATAAGTATGCAGTATCAGGTTCTGATATGGCTCAAATCGGATGGGTAGAAGTAACTACTGAGAACGGTGCTACAGGATACTTATGGTATATGAAGTCAGAGCACGAAACTCGTTTACGTTTTGATGATTACCTAGAAACAGCAATGATTGAAGCAGTTCCTGCTGAAGCAGGTTCAGGTGTGGCAGCAGTTGCATCTAATTCTCCTGTAGGTAACAAAGGTTCTGAAGGTATTTTCTACACAGTAGAAAACCGAGGAAACGTATGGTCAGGAGGTAATCCTGGGACATTAGAGGATTTTGACAACATCATCAGACGATTAGATAAGCAAGGTTCTATCGAAGAGAATGTTATTTTCTTGAATAGAAATTTTGGTTTTGATATTGACGATATGTTAGCAGCTCAAAACTCTTACGGTACAGGTGGTACGTCTTACGGACTATTTGACAACGATAAGGATATGGCTCTTAACTTAGGTTTCACA